TGATTGCATTAAACCCCCTTATTGATCTTAATGTATCTAATGCTTTTTGCATTTGGTTTAGATTAGGTGCGGTAATCACATCGTAATAAAGCGGATCACTCCCAAATCTCAATAATAAAGCCTGTTTCGTCGGGTTTTTCATGGTTTTATTCTCCTCTGGTTAATTGTTTAGGAATACGTTGCCACTTTCAGAAATCCAATAATCATGCTTTGCATTATGGTAATAAGTATCATAATCAATTACATATCTTAAATGCGAAGGGATTTCATGCAAATATAATTCGTCAAACTCTTGATCAGTGAAATCCTGTAATTTGTCGAAATTGCCCCTAAAACCTTCTGTAAATGCCTCGTGAGCCTCGTTAATATCATCCCAATAGAAACTTTGATTGTTTATGTATTCAATAAAGGCGGTTTGTTCTTCATCACTTAACCCAAGGTTAAGAATATCAAAAACTCTATCATCAATCCAAGACTCACCAATCAAAGGCTTTGGGATACCTTCATAATCTTGATACATAAATTCAGGATCATAGTCATCATTGTGAATTTCTTGACACTTTGCATTGAACTCCTGAACATCTACAAAATTCGCAAGGGTTAACCATTCGCCTTTAATACTTCCATTATTGTACTTGTTGTATGTTCCTACGTATACTTTCATTTTTATTTTCTCCTTTGTTTTATAATAAATTTGCTTCAATATGGTCAACCATAGACCACCTCCCCGAAATATGCGTATTGGATTATAACATCATAATCACTTACATCCATATCTTCTAATAATACGTTGTTATGTTTATAATATAACTCTAACCCATCCACAAAATCACGAATAGTAAGTGTTTTGGGGTCATGGTCAGAACTTTGGATGTAAAGATACCCGCCCTTAACAAGTGGCTTATATTCGCATGATACAAGCCAGTAGTCAATACCGCCTTTGATTGCCCCAACTATAATATCATCAATATCTTCGATAGATAATTCAACTGGGTGTAAAAATTGATATTTCATTATAACACCTCGGTTGTATGCGAATGTCCTGAATCTGTAACATCGACAAGTTCTTTCTTTATGATCGCATCGCCTACGTCACCATCCATCGCCCATTCATCTTCAATTTCGCAAGAATATACTTTACTTGCATTTACGTTGTGAAAATTATTTGCACTCATTATATTATCCTTTTTTCGTTAGTTAAAATTATAACACCTAAATATAAGTGTCAAGTGTTTTCTTAATTTTTTTTCTCAACATAAAAATATAAATCCAAATATATAACTGGAAATATAACATGAAATATATAACTCTATTTATAATAAGATACATATTTGATTTATCAATAAAAAGACCTGTTTGTCTTGTTTGATTCTGTATTAAATGGATAAAAAGACCTGTTTGTCTTTTTTATCTTTCCTTCTCAGTAAATTGATTTTAAGGTGTCTAAATTGCCTAAATTCAGACTTTTTTATCAAGTGCTGGTGTATGTAGGTATTTATCATAGAAGTTTCATATTCGTTAAATTAGGTGGCTTAAAATTAATTCTGTGAGTATGTTTTACGTATTTATTTTTATGTATAAAAAAACCCCCTTAAAAAAGGGGGTTTATTCGTTTCTATTAGCGAATGCTATTTTCTAGTTATGGAAACACATACCAATAAGAATAACCATTCTTTATTCTAACAGGTTGTAAAGTATGATCTGCGTATCTTTTGACCAGTCCAACATGTTGGGAAGTGGTATTGCTATAAAAATTAGGTGACTGAACATCCAAAGCTACTTTTTTACCTTCTTGGGTTTCCCCAATTTTCATGTTGTATGAAAATATGTTGTCCCCGTCTGTTCTCATGTTATTAGAGTTACCTCTTTTCCCGAGTGACCATTGTAAGCATACGTTATTATTTGTCATAATTTTACCTCACAATTATTTTTACAATCCCAAATAGCAATTTCATCATTTGCCTTGGCAATTTTTACGGCTTCATCTTTATCCATTACCCCAATATTTGAATCGAGGTAAAAAATACCTTCATTAAACCATGTACCGAAAAAGAAACAATTTTCATTTGTATCGATATATTGGTAACAGGAGTGCAATTTGTGGAGTGCGTTTTTTAAATCAATTAGCATATCGCTTTCAATTATGTTTCTTATTGATACCACAAAACCATCTTTAAAAGTAACTTCATTTAAATCATGATCAAAAGAGGTACCTCCTTCTATGAGTGTTTTACTAATAAGGTGTTTTACTTTTGATTCTTTTGAGTATGGTTTATTTGTCTCATTTACATTTTTCATGTTTATTTATCCTTTATTTGATTAATTTTAATTGTCAGCCATTTTTTTTTATTGATAGACCATAAAATTTTCCAGTTATTAAGCCCTTCTGTAAATGCCCGTGCATCTTCTTGAGTGCTGAAAAAATAAATTTCACAATTTTTTTCATAGTTAGTATTTTTCATTGTTTATCCTTTGTTTAAGTTGAAAGAATTTGACCATAATTATTGGACGTGTCAAGGTTTATTTCATTTTTTTTATGGTTTTTTTTTATGGTGTTTTTAAGTGCATTACATAAGACCTTTCAAGATAACAAGATCGGGTTATCTTCTTTAAATTCTTACTTCAGCTTTGCTTAAGTTTTGCTTCAGCTTTGCTTAAGTTTTTAGTATGATAACAAGATCTTTTTATCTTCTTTAGGGGGAGGGGGTATGGTTAATTATGAAAGTTACTGCTACCGCATTCCTCACAAAATAAGCAATAAGAAGGCTTATACCCTGTTTTGAAAAAAAAAGTTGGGAAAACCTACCATTGTTTTTACAATGTGTTTACATCGTTATATCAAAGTTTACTTGTTATGTTTCTATACTATGATTTCTGCCTATATTGGATTTAGGTCGCAGAAATAAGTACCCTTAAATAGTCATTGTATTAAATGGTATAATATACTTATAATATACTAACTAAAAAGGTATATTAAATGAGTACACGATTTCCAGTTAATTGGAAACCTACCAAAGTTAGGGCATTAGAGTTTATGATTGCTAATGCTGGAGCAACATATCAAGAGATTGCTGACCAAGCTGGTGTGTCTAAAGGGGCAGTCCAACATTGGATGAAGGACCCCGAGTTTATAGAAGTATTCTATCAAAAATACATGATCTCATTCGGGGCAAAGTTACCTTCTGTTCTCAATTCAATGATTCGTGAAGCTGAAGGTGGGAATGTACAAGCTGGTAGATTGGTTCTTGAGCATTCAGGCAAATTGATAAAACGAGTTGAGATTCAAAATCACCAATCCCCCTTTGAGAAGTTCCTCGGTACACAAGAATCAGAAGTATTTCAGAATGCTGAAGTCCAAGAAGCAGAGATTGTCGAAGATAACATGGTCGTTCTGCCTGAAAGACCTATTATAGAAGAAAAAGATCGAGTAAAGAGGGTTGAACCACCAAAATCGCCATCAATTAGACGTAATAATCGTAAGAATAAGAAGCGTAGAGAGGCAAGAGCATGGAATATTCGTGCCAAAAAAGTTGGTTTATCACCTCCAAAAGCAGGCAGACAAACACCCCATCAAAGAAAAGAATGGCAGAAAAAAATAATAGAAAGAGAGAAATTAGAACCCTAAAATTAGGGGGGGTATACCGAAAATTCGGTAGGGGGGTAAGAGATATTTACATACCCCTATACCGAAAAACTGATAGGGGGTATACCGAAAATCAAGTAGGGGGTGTATGTATAGAGTGCCTTTAAATGCCGTTTTTAGCTATTACCTATACCGAAAAATTGGGGTAGGGGTATATCAAATATTCGGATACTATTATACTAACGTATAATAAGTTATAGAATAACTATACATAGAATCTAATAAATCGTTATACCTTATGGCATTATTAAACATTAGTCTTAGATTTCTTTACTTGTGTAGAATGACATTTTGGACATTCTTCTACAATATCAGTTACGGAAAGTGTTTTCCAATCCCAGTTACATCTTTCACAATACCATTCTATGATTTTGAATTTCTTCATATTCTCAAGTTATCACTAATTTCTAAACCTTCAGGCATCAACTGACAATAACAATATTCTTTACAGATACTCCAACCCGATGCTGGCATTCCTCTTGCTTCCCATCCTTCCCATGTATCAACTTCGCCAGCACGAGATTCACAATCGGGGCATACATTCTTTGAAATGGCAATCCATCTTAACTTTTGCCCCATTTCTCCGCTTCTGCGGAATGCTTGGTTAATTCCTCCAACAAGTCCTCGTTTGATTGCGTTTTTAAACTCTCCGAAGATTCTTCCACTCCGCTTAAAATCTGTACCAAGAACCCCAATAATTGATTGTTCGCTAACACCACTTCTTCTAAGTCTTTCAATTTCTTGTCCAAGTCTTTCACTAAAGACTCTAATGTCGAATGAGAGTCCGAGTGCGATCCATAAGAGTATTTCTCTGTCTTTGTCATCTAATATCTCCTGTTCGGGCATAATTACCTCGATTTAATGGGGGTTGATAAATGCAATGCTTCTTTACGTTCTTTTTTGAATTTATCAAAAGTAGGCGTAATATCTTTATTAGATACTTGTATAAATGGTCGTTGAGGTCTTTCTATACCCTTATGATGCCAAATTCCACCACGTTGGATTTCCAAGCCATCTTTTGATCCTTTGATACTTCTGTATAATTCACCAGTTTCATAAAGGGGTTTTGTCCCTGTTATATTTTTGCGTTTTCGTTTTCTAATAGTTGAATCTTTTAATTTTGGAGTAACACCTTTGTCAATATTTTCTTTAGAACCCCTTTCAGCACTTATAATCATCATATCAAGTTGATTATCGATAATTTTAGGCAATTTATTGGCAAGTTTACCAAAGTCAAAATTAACTTCCATCTTTAATTTCATCCCAAAAGTCCTTTCCAAGTTTCTTTGATTCTAAATACTTATTTTCATTTTCGAGAATAAATCTCTCAATCTGTCTTTCACCCCAACTGATAGGGTCATCGAGAATTTCTTCTATTATACCATCAAATTCTATATCAATATTATTGATCTTGTCCAGCTTCCTTACGGAATTGAGCAAAGATTGACTGTTTATTTTCTTTGTCATTTGTTTGTCTGTTTGCATCAATAATCCCCTGTGCTTGTTCTATATTTAAATCTTTGTTATCCCTTACCATAATTTTGGCACGAGTAATTAAGTTTTGCTCTAAATCAAAACTATCTCTTAGGATTTGGTCTTGGACCGTTGTTGGGTATTCGACTTCCGCAAAATCCACACCAAATTCTTCAGATAAATGAATACCATTATATTCCGCAATAGTTCTTTCAACATCATAAAAATCTTTTTCATATAGTCTCCACATTGCAATATCATCAAAGTAATCTTCTTTTCTTTCAAGGTCTTTAATCATTAAAGAGATACCAGATGGAACTTCACCGCCTGACTCTGCCCATTGAATCCATAAATGATTGTTTGATGCTACAAGTTCAATTTGGAACTTGATATTTTCGATTGCTTCTTGAACATTGCCTTGTGGTGAAGTAACGTGATATTCACCATCATCCCCCATATCAAGAATTGTATTAGAGCCAGTTCTAAGCATACCTTGATCTGCTCGTAATCCTTTTACCCAAGGTTGACCAAACATATTAAACCTCAATCCAAGATTCATTTCTGTAAGACCGATATTCACTTGTTCATTACAATTAATAATATCATTAGCACCCTCCACATAAAAAGAGTCCAACTGATCTTCTTTATGTGTAAAAATAAAAGGAATTACTCCATAGGGGTTAACTTCTTCACTCGAAGCATTTCCATACTCATCAAGAATAGCATATTTTTCAGCATCCCAGTATTCCCATTGCAATGATTCTGTATTTGATAAATCAGATGTCTTGTTTAATAAGGGATATACTATTGCATCTGGTTTAAATGGATTTGTTCCAAAGTACGATTCAAAGTAATATATCGGTCTATAATCAAATTTATCATTTTCCCAATACACTCTATTAGCAATCGTTCCAACAAGACGAGTCATTCTCTCTGAATGCTTCATTCTAACATCTTTTGTAGGTATTAAACTATTGTAAAGTTCTGTTGTGTTGCCTGTTGTCCTCGATGCCCCTAAAGTATATATACGACTTATCTTATTTATGAATTTTCGTGTAAAATTTGTTAGAGATGGTGGTATCTCTCCAAAAGCATCACCTGTAAAGTATTGTTTAATATACTCATTAGTTGATGTTCCTGAATAATAATCCAAATATTTACGAATCTCTTTTCTTTTTTCGTAGGACTGTTTCAATTTTACTTCTTGCAATTTATCTTTTATTAATTGACTAATCATCTTTGAATCCTTTGCATTGTTCTATTTTTGATTGGAAATCTATTTGTTATGAAATATCTAAAGGCATCATTGCCATGATCATGGTATCCATCTTTTATCGGTTCTTCTTTAATTGGTTTACCATCTTCTGTTTCGGGATAACGATATTCTTCAAAGTCTTCAATAACATCTTTACACCTCAAATCAACGTGAATCCTTCGTGTGCCATCAGCACTTGAGAAAAAACCTCTTGCATAAGAAACACTTGCAGTTATATTTCTGCTCTCTCTATCTCTCATACAGAGTACTCTAATGGCACTTCTTCTAAATATCTCCATATCGCCAGCCCCACTCTGCCCTTGGACAGAACTACCAGCTGGATCACCATAATATGAAGTTATTGGATAGCCTTTTGTTTTAATCATCTTGATTAAATCTTCTGTTTTAACATTCTGTTTGTGCAGAATACTGTCAAATATTCTAATATGTTCTATCTCACCTATCCATTGAGTTTGTGCAAATATTACTGCTGGCATTCTATAACCAAAGTCAATAGAGCAATAAGTTGGTAAATTAGCATCGTATGGGAAGTCTCCAACATCTAAATCTCGGTTGAAGTCCCATACCTTACCTTCAAATACTGAAAATTCAGCACCAAATTCTTGAGCAAATAGCTCGGGAGACATATTACGTTTACGTTCTAAAATAGCAGTATCTTCAAGCCCAAGAGGAAACTCATGTTGATTTATCCAAGATGGTGATGAATGACTCTCCCATTCTTCATCTTGCTCACTAAGTTTATATAGATCATAAATCCAATTTCTTCCTTCAGGAGTTGTAATAAAGATTACTTTCCCTTTTCGACCAGCAACAGTTGGGGATAAATACATATCCCAAATTCTTTTATTCATTTTGGCAACTTCGTCAATCACGAGTAAGTCTAAGCCTTCTCCAACAAGTGAATCGGGATTATCAGCAGACATCCCCTCAACAGTTGTCCCCCATTTAAACTTAATATACATATCTTTTTCTGACGATCTAATAATATCTTCAGGATGTCCAACAACCATTCTTTGCCAAATTTCCCTGAAGATGAGTCGAGCCTTTTTATACGACATACCAACAACCCAAATTCTTTTATTAGGTTGTGATGCTACATAAGTGGCTTCCATAGCACTCGCCCAAGTTTTCCCAAATCTTCTCCCACAGACCATAACATGGAATCTTGCATTGGGTTTTTGGGGAAAATGTAACGCTAATTGCCCATTATGTGGTTGGTATTCGAGATACTCAAACCACTTTTTCTTAAATTCGTAATTTTTTTCTTGCATTAGAGTATATAAGTAACTTACATTACGCATAGATTTAATACAAGAACTAAATAAGATAAATGAATCTTGTTTAGTTTATTAATCCACAACTCACTAAAGAGGTGAAAATGTCAGAAGAAAACATCACAACGGATGTAAAACAGGAAAAAGGGACAAAACCCGAACCAAATGATATACCACGTTCAAGGTTAAATGAAGTTATTGACGAGAGAAACAAACTCCGAGATGAACTTAAAACTTTTGAACAAAATAAAGAGGAAGCAAGAAAAGCTAAACTCGCTGAAGAAGAGAAATGGCAAGAATTAAATGCCGAACTTCAAAAAGAAGTCGAATCGTATAAACCTTTTAAGGATAAATACGTTATGATGGATGGAAAACTGCGTGAAGATGCTTTATCAAAACTTCCTGAATCGAAAAGAGAAAAGTTCTCCAATGTCGATACGGATGTTTTATTAGATATTGTTAATGAATTTTCTGAACGGAAGCAAAACCCCCCTGACAGACAGGGGACAATTCCAAAACAGAAACTCGGTAATATCCATGAAATGAAACAAGAAGATCGTAAGAAAAATTGGGGCGAAATATTAGATTCATATAGGAGATAAATATGAGTTATAGTGCTTTAGGGGCTGGAAATACAGGTTTAGATGAAATTGATGATTTCATACCTGAACTTTGGTCTGATTATGTGTATGGTTATTTGGAAAGAAAACTTGTTTTTCGTCCATTAGTTGATGATTATTCTGAATTTGTGCAAGGTAAAGGCGATACTATCCATGTACCGCAATTATCTGAAGTCGCAGTACAGACAAAAGCTCAGAATACTGCGGTTTCATACGATGCTACGACTGAATCTGTCGCAGACATTACGATTGATCAGCATAAGTATGCTTCAAAGATATTTGAAGATATGGCAACCGTTCAAGCTAATGAAGGTCTTGTTGCTAAATATTCGCAAGCATTTGCGTATTCTTTAGCAAAAGAGATTGATGCTTTCATTGCTGGTAAAGTGATTACTGTTTCAAGCGGTGCTACTTTAGGTAATGATGATATTATCACATCTGCTGAACTTCAAGCTGGTCTTGCTTCTTTAGGTGAAGCTGATTTAGATTATCGTGATGGTAATTTAGTATTTGCAGTTAATCCAACTGTTTATGCTGATTTATTGCATGAAGATCGTTTAGTTCGTTTTGATGCTCGTGGCGATAGTGCAATAGGTAGTGGTATGATTGAAAAAGCATACGGAATGCCTGTTATTATGACTAATGCACTTGGAACT